CCCTTTTTTTATGAAAAAATATTTTATAAGTTTCATAACGAATCCAGGAACTCTGACCTCCCTTCTGATGTTGGGAACACTAGCACTGATAGGGGCACTGCATAACCATGCTCACTACACAATGAATATGGATGCAGATAGTTATGTGAGACAGTGGTGTAGATCATCAGCAGAAAATATAAAGACCTGTACCAGGTATGGCAGAAACGATGACTACTGACTTGACAAAACTTTATGTTTCCTATATAATATGTAAAGATTTATAACGGAGTGTAACATGACTGTAACAACGAACGATCGCGGACAACAGAATCTGTTCGCTAAAGAACCCCAGATGTATGTCTCTCAGACCGATGCTGAGCGTTATGGATATGAGTCATATGCCGAAAGGGCGGAGAAATTGAATGGACGCACTGCTATGCTTGGATTTGTTGCTGCTGTTATCTCTTATGCTACTTCCGGTAGTGTATTTTTCTTTGGTGTCTTCGGATTCTGATGACTGAAGTTATTTTCACCGTCACGACAGTTGCTTTTTTCTGTCTGCTCGGTTATACTGTGGAACAACTTTCAGAAACCTACTGATGGAAAACTCTCTACTTGAAATTCTGACTTATTATGTAATTGGAGGAGCACTGCTTGTCGGTGCGCCAGCAGTATTCTTTTTCGTAGTCTTCATGTCTGCTCTTCAAAATACGAAGGGTCGCATGGTAGGTTACAAAGACCACAAACAGTATGGTGACATTTCATCTTATGAGAATGCACCAGTAGATCAAAGCAAATTCTATTTTGTATTGAGTGAAGGAGAATAGATAAGATATCTTCTAATCTATTATGCCTGATCCCAATGCTCTCTATGATGACATGGAGAAACTCAACGCCTTATTTGAAGAACTTTGTTGGGACTGTGATGATGAACTGATGTTCAGTCACGATGGTAGCAAAGTAATTATTACAAACAAAACACAGGAGCAAACAAATGAACGAAAACGCAGAACGGATTAATGGTTGGGCAGCAATGATCGGAGTCATTGCCGCAATGGGTAGTTATGCAGTCACAGGACAAATCATTCCAGGAGTATGGTGAATGTTATTGCTATCAGCAACAATGGTTATGGGATTTATCCTTTGGAGTTTATCCCAAGAAAACATTGATGATGACAATGACGGACCAGGTGGTGGACTGATGCAACCAGTTTACGCACCGTCACCTTGACAGGCAAAACCGAATAAACTATAATGAAGGGGCAATACGCTCCTTTTTTAATGTTCCGCCGTTTAGCTGCCTTATTTGCATTAGGGATTCTTGGTGCATCCTGTGCCTCTAAATCCGCACCAATTACAATTAAAGAAGATGTTGTCAGCATCCCTGTAGTTCCACACGAACCCTCCTGGCAGTGTCCTGAATGCTCACCAGAAGAAAAGTATGTCCTTGAACAACTACAAGACAAAACAAGAATCACAGATCCAAATGCCTTGGCAACGATCCTGGGTAACATTAAACAAGAAAGCAAGTTCCATTCCAACATTTGCGAGGGAGGTGCTAGAGTTCTTTACGATGATTGCCATAGGGGTGGGTACGGACTCATTCAGTGGACCTCTACACACCGTTATTTGGGGTTGAGGTATTTCTCTGATAAGTATGATTGTGACCCTAGCACTCTTGAGTGTCAGACACGTTATATGATTAATGAACCTATCTTCCAAAAAGTCCTTCCAGACTTTGAAGGTAATGGACAAAGTATCTCTCAGTATATGGTTCCTGCCTATTATTGGTTGGGTTGGGGGATTAAAGGGAACCGTGAAATCTATGCTTATAACTACTCTAACAAACTCGTATTGGTATGATTGGCACCAACCTCACTAAAACTCTCAAAGGTATTCTTGGATTTACTAAACAGAAAGAAGTTAGATGTACCATTGATGACTTAGAAGCACCTCTATTTGAATGTGGACCAGGACACCTTACTCAAGGGTATGGTTTCATAGGAATACCTGCACCAAAAGTTTTAAAAAATGATCCTTGGTTTGGAGAACCCGTGAAATCAGAAAAACAACTGGAGTATGAACACATCAATGACGATCCCCATGATGGGTGGTGGTTGCGTCCTGAATGGCAAGACCCCAAAGAACCTGACAACATCCATGAAGTGATGTATGATATGGCAACCAGGTGTGGAAAGACTACAACTCAGTTAGACCCAGTTGGTGGATCAGAAAACTTCCAAGGAGGATCGGAGAATATTCATGGTTGATGATTGGAGATATAGTAAAGAGAAACTCAAACTCAGAGAACAAGCTCTTCTTATTTTGTTAAGTAGGTATGGCACTGAACTTGACAACACAAGAAAATCGAAGTATGCTAATCAATCTATATACGAGTGTGCTCACGACTGGGTATCTCAAGGTAATGTAAATTGCAACGGCATTGCCAAATACTACGAGGCTTATTATGCAAAAAGTAATTAATGTTTTAGCAGTCCTATCATTTGTAGGAACTGCAGGTATCATCGGTGGAGGAACAGTTGTTTATCTCCGTCGTGATGCTATTGTCGAACAAGTAAAAGAGAATGTTGCTAAAGCAGCAGCAGAAGCGATTACTAGTGCTCTACCTGGAATGATGGATTCTGCACTGCCAGAACTTCCTGATACTACTGGTGGTGCTCTACCACTTCCCACAACTACCGGACCCGCTCTACCTTTCTGATATGAAAAAACTTATTATGGCCTTGATGGCAGCATGTCTTGCTGCTCCTGCAATGGCAGACCCTATTAGAAAAGAACATTATTATTCTAGTCATTCTATGGGTTGTATGCTTCTTCGAGAATGCACCGATGATGTGACTGAAGTAAATTCTTTGTTAGATGTTTCTTCAAATTATGATAACCCTGAAGCATTTACTTCAGTGGCACAAGAGTTCAATCATATGCTCTCTTCACTAAGTGAAGTTGGTGTGGGTGTATATCTTGCTGACGAAAAGTATTTTCCAGTAGGAAATCGTGGTGTCTATCATACTGTAAGTAATAACTTCTATTTAAATAAGACATTCATGAGTCGCCCTCATGTCTTAATGAGTGTGATGCGTCATGAAGGATGGCACGCTGCACAGGATTGTATGGCAGGAACGATTGATAATAGTTTGATTGCTATTATCTTACCGGAGGAAAGTGTTCCTGAGATGTGGCAAGAGATGGTACGTAGGACATATGCATTGCAACCAGGAGCAATTCCGTGGGAGAAGGAAGCAATGTGGGCAGGTAAGACAGAAGGTATGACTATGAATGCATTGAATGCTTGTGCTGCTGGTCAAATGTGGACTGAATATGAACCAACTCCTTTAACTAGAGAGTATCTAGTTAAAGAAGGTTATATTTCTAAATAGAGATGCGTTGCTCCATATGGAATGCCAGAGGAAGTCAAGAAAGAAGATCCCAAGAAGAAAGGTCTTCTGGGAAAGATAAAGGCAGCTGCAGATGATAAAGAAGAGCAGCTTGCTATTCTGTCTACTTTTGTTAGGCTCGGCATCCTTGTTTGGTCTGGCGGAATACTCACGTTGGCATACATCAAACTTCCACCAGCACTTGGAATTCCTGAACAAAAACTAGATCCTACTTTTATCGCGAGTGTCTTTACTGGGGTGCTTGCGACTTTTGGTGTTCAGGCAGCAAAGAAAGCAGGAGAAAGTAATGGCAATGGTGGTGGTATTAGTAAAGCAGATATGGAAAGATTGATTGCTGCAGCAGCACAAACTGCACCTGCACAAACTATTCGTATCGAACAAGCACCAATCCAAATTGGATTTGCTTCAACAGAAAAACCTTATCAGATGTAATCTTATGACCTTCTTTAAATGGACTGCATTAGGAGTTGGTGGTGTTGTTGCCGTAGCACATATCGGTGTTCTGGGACACATCATTAAAGCAACCAGAGTGCCAGAAGCACCAGTTATTAATTTTCCGAGGGGAGATTATTCCTCATACAAGATTGAGGCAGATAAAGAAGGTTATAGTATAGAATATAAAGCAAACGATCCTGCTGTTCTTGAGTCACAGAAATCTCTATCATTAGATAAAGAGAAGAGAGGATTGTTTGGTGGTGGTAACGAAAGTCGCCGTGAGTGGCGCAGAGATCAATACACTATGGACGGCACTAGAAATCTAGGAGGTGCTGTAGACGGCGAGGGAAAGTCTGCAAAAGAAATAGAGTGTATCGTGGCGGACGCTGGAGCACGGTCACAAGGTGCAATGGCAGGAACTAGTATTGCTGCTGGTGTTGGTGTTCCTGCTGTAATTGGCATTCCTTATGTTGGATGGTTGGCGGCTGGTTGGGTAGCACTTTTAGGTGGTAGAGTAGGTTCTACTGTTGGTTCTACAGTTGGTAGTGTATTTAATGATTGCTAATGAATTTTGAATTAGATATGGAAGATTTTACAATCATCCAAAATGCTTTACATTATTATAAACATGTAGAGAAGAGAGGAAAATTTTCCCAATTTGATGAAGAACGTGTAAATAAACTGAGAGATAAATTATCTTATCAATTAATCCCTAGTGTGAATAGTAAAGATGGAACTGTTTCTTCGCCCCCTAGATAATCCAAATGATCCTGTATGGTCAGTGATCATTATGGTGATACTTGCAGTTGCAGGAGCATTCTATTGTATCGTATACATATTAAGGATAGCGTTTGCAGAATTAAAAGATGGGACAGATGACACCCCCAAGCAGGAAGTCCTGCTACAACTTCCGAGTGACGGAGATCAACCGTGTCCTTGATGGTGATACTATTGATGTTACTATCGACCTCGGGTTTGATTTATACAAGAAAGAAAGAGTTAGAGTTGCTGGAGTTGATACGCCAGAGAAAAGGACCAAAAACCTAGAGGAGAAAGCACTTGGAATCGACGCAACCAACTGGCTCAAAGAGAAACTCGAAGGTACGTTGGCTGGTGATGATGAGTTGTCTGTTAGGACTGAACTTGTTGGCGGTACTGGCAAATACGGTCGTCTTCTGGGGTGGCTTTACATTGGGGACGACAGCGTGTCCCTTAACGAGCAAATGATTGAAGAAGGATATGCTCATGCATATGATGGTGGCACCAAAGATATGAACCTTGAAGCACTTCGTGTCATTCGTAGAGAACATGGCACTCTGGTTGAGTAATGATTCCAGAAATCCAAATAGGTAATATTGATATTGGAATTAAGCAAGTTGGTAATTTATTCATTAGTGAAACACCTGATTGGTTAAAGACACCTTCACAAGCAGTTCCAATTTACCCACCCGTGTCTACACAGGTGGGTGTTCCTATTGTTAATATACC